GGCCTGTAAATCTTGACAAGCATTGCAGAGTTTTTGTAAAATTAACTATAGGATACCAAAGGAATAAGTGAGGGAAGGAGGACTGCGCATGGACTCAACACAGCTTCACGGCAGACGAATGATAACGACAGACTACGAAGAAATCACAGACGCGAATATTGTTGAGGTGATGCGTGAGTCCCTTACTACACACTGGAAGAACCGCAGAGAAATTGAATTCCTCTATAACTACTATAAGGGCAGACAGCCGATTATCGACCGTGTGAAAGAGGTCAGACCGGAAATCTGTAACAAGGTTGTTGAAAACATTGCAAACGAGATTGTAACGTTCAAGAGCGGCTATCTTATGGGAGAGCCGATTCAGTACGTTTCCAGAGGCGATGCGTCCGACAACACGGATTCAATCAACACGCTGAATGAATATGTATTTGCAGAGGAAAAGGCCGCAAAGGACAAGACCCTTGCTGACTGGTTCCATATCTGCGGTACAGCATTCCGCATGATTCTCCCTGATTCTGCTGTCCATCAGGAAGAAGATGAATCTCCGTTTGAGATTTACACACTTGACCCAAGAAACACATTTATCGTTTATGAAAACGCTCTTGGGAACAAGCCTCTTCTGGCAGTGAAGTATGTTGTGGACAAGCACAATGTTGTTCACTATACCTGTTATTCTGAAGACCGCTATTGGGAAATCGAAAACTGGACGGTCACTGAGACAGGCATTAACCCGATAGGCATGATTCCGATTGTTGAATACCCGCTGAACATGGCAAGGGTGGGTGCCTTTGAACTGGTGCTTCCGCTTCTCGATGCGATCAATACAACGGATTCAAACCGTCTGGACGGGCTGGAACAGTTTGTACAGGCTCTCATGCTTTTCCACAACGTTGACATTTCCAGTGACGACTATGAAAAGCTGAGAGAAGAGGGCGCAATTAAGTTCCGCGACATTGACGGAACCATGAAGGGTGAGATTCAGTATCTCACAGCGACACTCAATCAGAGTGAGACACAGACACTTGAAGATCATCTCTATCAGATTGTTCTTGAGATTACAGGAATGCCGAACCGCAATGGTGGTTCCTCGACTAGTGATACGGGTTCAGCGGTCATCATGCGTGATGGTTGGTCGTCTGCTGAGGCAAGAGCCAAGGATACAGAGCTGATGTTCAAGCAGTCTGAGAGAGAATCCCTGAAGCTGATTCTCTTAATCTGCAAGAAGCTGAGAAACATGAAACTCAAGGTCAGCGATGTGGAAATCCGCTTTACACGGCGCAATTATGAGAACATCTACCAGAAAGCACAGGTGCTTGACCTCATGTTAAAGAACACGAAGGTGCATCCTAGACTGGCATTTGAGCATTCCGGAATGTTTGCTGATCCGGATTTAGCGTATGCACTCTCTGAAGAGTATGCAGAGGAACAGCAGAAGAAGTTGCAGGAACAGCAGGAGGCAATCGGAAATGAATCCGGTAATGACACAGAAGGTAGTGGAACAGATTCAGGAGATTCTGAGACACGGGAACAGAGCGGAAGTTCTGATCGAACACGGAAAGATCACAGTGGTGGAAATCAGACGAAAGCTCCGCTGTCATGAGTAAATAAAGAGTTCTCATTCAACGGAATGGGAAAGCCCAATGGGGCTACGTGAATTGTACCAGAGTGCAGTTTGCGTAGTCCCTTTTGTTTTGGAGAAAGACGAATGCACGTAGAGACGAAAAATGACTGGAACTTCGGTAATTACTTACAGGGATTCGATGAATTGAATACGCTTACAACCTACGTCTGGACATCGACATTCTCCAAAACAAAAGAAGAGCGGAAGAAGGAAATGACGGACACGATTCTTTCTTTCCTCATTCTGGCATATAAAGAGGGGAATAAGGCGATCAATAACCAGTTGTGGGATTGTGAACTGGACGACGATCTTATGTATGCAGCAGTCTATAAGGTGATAGACGGCAAGACTTTTGAAGACCGTATTGCCGAACACATTGAGAATAACAATCTAGGAAGCCTCCTGAATCTGGTTGAGTCAGAGTATCACAGGGACTTCAACTCGGCAATGTATGACGGTGCTGATTCCTTTGAGAGCAGGAAGTTCCGTGAAGTGGAAAAAGAGTGGGTGACAATGAACGATGAAAGAGTTCGTGACACTCATCGGTATCTTGAAGGAAAGCAGGTGGGACTGCACGAGCGGTTCTACACTTACGACGGCGACAGTGCTGAATATCCGGGAGATTTCAGCAAGGCCGAAAACAATGTGAATTGTAGATGTCTTGTGCTCTTCAGGACATCTTGAAATCGTCAGGGAAGACGTTAATCGCAAGCTCAGACAAGAGGATAAAACAGAAATCACAGTTAGGGAAAACTTAAAAACGCAAAGGAGTACATGTTATGAGTTATCTGAAAGACCTGTTAGGGGAGTCCTTTAAAGAGGGAATGACAGAAGATGAGATTTCCGAAGCACTTCAGAATCTTGGAGTCGGCAAGACAAAAGACAACACATCGGAAATCGACAAGCTGAAAGCACAGCTTTCCAAGGCAAATTCGGAGGCTGCTGATTACAAGAAGCAGTTAAGAGCAAAGCAGTCAGACGAAGAGGCAAAGAAAGCGGAACAGGCGGCGCAGATGAAGGAACTGACGGAAGAGAACGCAAAACTGAAGCGCTCCATGACGATCAGTGAAACATCAGCAAAACTTCTCGGACTCGGATATGATGCAAAACTGGCAACAGATACGGCAACTGCTATGGCTGATGGAAACATGGATGCCGTGATGAAGAATCAGGCGGTTTTTCTGGAAGCACAGAAGAAGCAGATTGAGGCTGAAGCACTCAAGGGTATGCACAGACCGAAGAACGGAAGCACAGAAGGTGAGGGCGCGTCAGGCATGACACACGACAAGTTCCGCAAGCTCCCACTGAGCGAACGTTTCAAGTTCGCACAGGATAACCCGGACGAGTACAAGGAAATATACGGAGAGACAACGCCTACTGAGGGCGGTAAAGACACAGGAGGAAATAAATAATGGCTCATAAGATTTATGAGAACTACGTTCTGGCGAACGAGATTGAAGACCAGTACAATTCCATGCTTGATATGCAGACATTTTGTACCGTAGATAATTCCCTTGTCGGCACGGCGGGCATGAAGAAGAAGATCAACCGCTACAAGGCAACGGATGGTACTGAGAAGCTTGCGATGGGCGCAGGTAATACGAAGGACATTGAGGTTTCCTTCACTGAGGAGGAATACACAATCCTTCTCGCTCAGAACCGTTTCAAGTATTATGACGAGCAGGAAATGGAAGACCCGATGCTTGTTCCGGTTGGCACACAGCACATGGCTGTTGATATGTTTAACACGGTCAACAAGGATGTCTACGCTGAGTTCGCAAAGGCAACACAGATCGTAAAGACAACGAAGTTCGATTTCGGTGCGTTTGCTGATGCTGTTGCAGAGATCAACATTGAGCATTCGGACAATGACCCGGCAAACAACGCTCCGATGTGCTTTGCGTTTGCTTGTCCGAAGGACATTGCGGCAATCCGCAAGTATGCAGAAGACGAGCTGAAGTACGTTGAGGCCTTTGTCCGTGCAGGTTATGTCGGCACACTGGGCGGTGTTAACATCTATTCTAAGAAGGACGCAACAGCAGGTAACATCTACGTTGCCACAAAGGAAGCTGTTACGCTCTTCAACAAGCGCGGTGTTGAGGTCGAGCAGGACAGAAATGCCGATACTCGTCAGAACATGATTTGGAGCCGCAAGTATTACCTCGCCGCTCTGACTGACGAGACAAAGGTTGTCAAGCTCACAACATCTACAACGTGATGAAAGGAGGTGGAGAGAATGACGGAAAACGAAAAGACAGCAACTCTTACAACTATGACAGGTGAAACAGACGCTTTCATTCTCTCCACTTATCTCATGCTTGCAAAAGAAGCGATTCTTTCAAGAGCATATCCGTTCCGCACGGATGTGACGGAAATCCCCGCAAAGTATGAAGGTTTACAGCTTGAGATTGCGGCGTATCTGATTGACAAGCGTGGTGCTGAAGGTGAGGTCACGCACACGGAAAACGGTGTGACCAGACAGTATGAAAACGGTGACATTCCCCCTACACTGCTTAAACGCATTATACCGGAAGCAGGTGTGCTTGTATGAGACTGATGCAGAGAAACCTCAAGACCGTTTACTACAGTCTCTATAAAGGACTGACAGAAGTAACAGACGAAAACGGTTTCAAGACAGGGGAGAAGGTGGAAACCTACTCTGATGCAGTGAAGATCAGAGCTTCTGTTTCTCCTTCATCGGGAAGCGCACAGACAGAGATTTTCGGAAGTCTGGACAGTTATGACAGAGTAATGCTTGTTGATGACACTGCTTGTCCAATTGACGAGAATTCTATCCTGTTTGTGGACAAGGAACCGGAAGTTGACAGCACGGGTAAGCCGATTCCAGATTACAAGGTACGCAAGGTTGCAAAATCTCTGAACGGTATTTCCTACGCGATCAAGAAGGTGAATGTGTCTTGAGTAACAGGATTATCGAAGTTCCGCTTACAGAGGATGGCATAAATGAGGCCATCAATGAACTGAAGCGCTACACACATTGGCTTCAGCACTGCACGAACCGTTTTATCACAGAGCTTGCCAACAGGGGACTGGAAGTCTCACAGGCAGGATTCGAGCGGGCTGTCTATGATGGCACGAATGACGTATCAGTCAGTGTGCAGAATAACGGAAAGTATTCCAAGGCGGTTGTTGCCATAGGCGGTGCTGTGCTCTTTATCGAGTTCGGAAGTGGTATTGTCTATGCTGACAATCATCCAGAGGCAGCAGAGAATGGAATGATTCGCGGCGGTTATGGATACCACTTAGGACAGAACCAGACATGGCGCTATCCTGCATATAAGGGGACCGGCACGAACGGTGAGCTTATCACAGAAGGAAAGCACAAAGGACAGATTCGGACACACGGAAATCCGGCTAACATGGCAATGTACAATGCCGTGAAAGACCTGGAACAGAACATACAGGAAATTGCGGAGAGGTGCTTCACAGATGATTGATATCGAGAACGAAGTCTATTTTCCTCACACTTTCTTAAGCAGTCAGACCGCACCTTCACAGATGATTGATATCGAGAACGAAGTCTATTCCAGACTGGAGGATGTTCTTGCTGAAAAGTTTAAGGGCATCAATGTAACGTCATCCTATGTGAACGCCCCAGCACAGTTTCCGCATGTAAGCATTGTGCAGAGTGATTCGTATCCCGCAATGGAGTTCCAGACCAACAGCGGCAATGAATGCGTGTCCGTAGCTATGTTCCAGATTGATGTGTACAGTAACAAGCGCGGAGGAAGCAAGTCAGAGTGCAAGAATATCATTCATGCAATTGACGAATGGCTTGCAAACCACAACTTCACGCGATTGAGTTTAACACCAGTGCCGAACATGCAGGATGCAACCATCTATCGGCTGACGGCACGATACAGAGTTGCCACTGACGGCACTCACTTTTACAGGAGGTAAAGATTATGGAAGGATGCACATCCACTTATAAGTCATTTCTCATGCACAAGGCAAGCACGACATGGGAGAAGCTGATTGATATCACAAGCTATCCTGACCTTGGCGGAGACCCGGAAATGCTTGAGACAACAACGCTCTCCGATTCGATGAAGACATATATTGCTGGTATCCAGTCGGCAGAGGGGCTTGAGTTTGAGACGAACTATACGCTTGCAGGTTACAAGGCACTCGAGGCTCTTAAGGGCAAGGAAGAGCAGTATGCCGTATGGTTCGGCGGCACGGGCGATGATGCGACACTGGTTCCGACAGGTTCCGAGGGCAAGTTCTCTTTCAAGGGACAGCTTTCCGTTTATGTCACATCGGGTGACACGAACGCAGTGCGCAAGATGAAGATGAAGATTGCTCCGTCTACGGCAATCACTCTGGACGAGACAACAGGTTCATAACAGCAACGGCAGTTTGATTTCAAGAATCAGAAAGGGGTTTGGCAATGGCTAAACAGATTAAGTTCACTTATTTTGGCAAGGAATACACACTGGAATACACAAGGGATTCCATTCGGCAGATGGAGAACGAAGGGTTCGACATCAGTGAGGTTGACAAGAAGCCGATGAATGTGATTCCGCAGCTTTTTGCCGGTGCGTTCAAGGCACATCACAGAAGCACAAAACGAAGCACGATTGATGACATCTACCACAACATGCCTGACAAGCAGAAACTTATGAAAACTCTTGGAGAGATGTATCAGGAACCGATTAAGGACACGCTGATGAACGAGCCTGATGAGGACGATGTAAAAAACGTGAAGTGGGAAGTGGAGGAAGTGTAACAACTCCTGAATCCCGCAAGTCGGCAGATGGGGATTCGCAAGAGTTTCCGTCTGCCGATTTTCGTTACACAAAGTTTCTGGAAGATGCGTGTTCTACCTACATGGCGTGGGGGATGTCCTACAACGACTACTGGTACGGTGATACAAGTATGGCACGGTTTTACCGTGAAGCACACGAAAAGAAGCGCATAGAAGAGAACGAAAATCTCTGGTTGCAAGGAATGTACATCTATGAAGCGATTCTTGATTGTGCTCCTGTGCTGAATGCCCTTTCCAAAAAGAAAGACGTATTTCCGTATCGTGACGCTCCGATTCCGATAACGAAAACTGAGATCAGACGTAAAGAAGAAAAGGACGCACGAGACAAATTCAACGCTCAAAAGGAATACATGATGCGCATGAGAGAAATCTGGAATAAACAGTTTGAAGAGAAAGGAGGCAGCACATGAGTGACGTTGAACTGAACGGCCTGAAATTTGAAGTACAGGCAGACGTGCAGGAAGCAAGCAATTCCCTGAATCAGCTTGCGAACACAATGCAGCGATTGAAGTCGTCTATCAATGGTAACGGTCTCTCTTCTCTTTCAAACGCACTTCGGCAGATTGCAAGTGTCAAGCTCGATAGTGGAGTAGCAACTACACTCGGAAATCTGGGTGACGCTCTGAACAAGCTCTCCAATGTAAAAATCAGTGGAACAATTGCGTCCAACATCAAAGCGATTGCAGACAGCGCAAACGGCATCACAGACGGCACAATCAATCGTGTCGAGAGACTGGCAAGTGCGCTTCAGGGATTCCAGGGCGTACAGATGCCTACGCTCAAGAATCCGAGTGGCACTCCCACTATGAATTCGGCGGCCTCTGCTCCCACTCCGATTAGTGAATCTCCAATAAAAGGCACGAACGGCGCAAGCGAAGTCGGAGAGGTAACAGACGCGATTAACAAAGCCTCTGATTCAGGAACAGGACTTCAGGGGGTTCTCAGTAAAATTGGCGGCGGTATTAAGAGTACATTCGGAACGGGTATCAAAACTCTCGGAAGTTTTGGAATCAGCATAGCAAAGGATGCTATTGCTCCTGTTACCGAACTGGGACAGAAGATAGGCGGTGGACTGGTTTCTCAGTTCAGTAATTTGTTTACTGCTCCGATTAGTGGGTTGGGAATGCTCGGCAATGCTTTTTCTGGTGCCAAGAGTGCCGTCGATCAGTTCCTTACATCAGTTGGACGTATTGCCATGTATCGTGCAATCCGCTCCTTCTTCTCACTGCTTGCCAATGACATTAAAGCGGGTGTTAATAATCTCTATGAGTTTTCTGCGGCAGCAGGCAGCAGTTTTGCTCCTGCAATGGATTCACTGGCAACATCCGCGCAGTATCTTAAAAACTCGATGAGCGCAATGGCAGCTCCTCTTATTGAAGCAGTTGCCCCGGCAGTTGACTTCCTGATTGGCAAGTTTGTTACTCTGCTTAATGTCATCGATCAGTTCTTTGCTAGACTGACAGGCAAGTCATACTACACACGAGCGAAGAAACAGACTGTTTCTTACGGAAGCACAATCAGCGGTGTCAGCAAAGAGGCATCGTCAGCAGGAAAGAAGACATCCTCTGCGGCGAAAAAGGCATCCAAGGCAGTTTCAGACGGTGCCAAGAAATCCTCTTCAGCAGTGAAGAAAGCGGCGAAGGAAATCAAGAACGCAACGCTCGGCATTGACGAACTGAATATCATTTCTCCGAATGAGAACGACGACAGTTCACCTAGCGGTGGCGGTTCTGGTGGCGGCGGATACGACCCTAGCGACTACGGCGGCGGGGGAAGCGGTGTAAGCCTTCCCGATTACGGGAGCATGTTTGAAACCGTTCCGATTGATTCCGACATCAAAGCATTCACAGACCAGTTAAAAGAGGCGATTGAAGCGAGTGACTGGAAATCGGTAGGTACGCTTCTCGGAAATAAGTTCAATGAGCTTGTCGATTCTTTTGACTGGAACGGTTGGGGACACAAGGTAGGCTACGGCATTAACGGCGCTATTCAGTCTACGTACTGGTTCCTCAATACAGCAGATTTTAAGAATCTCGGAAAGCGGATTGCAGAGTTATTTAATGGTGCTCTGGATGAGATTGACTTCACCTATGTTGGTAAAGTGCTCGTTCGTGGCATCACAGATGGCATTGATCTTGTTATCAATTTCTTAGGCGAACTTGACTGGGGGACGATAGCCAAAGGAATTTCTGATTGTTTCAAGGGTGCATTCGATGAAGTAACGGAATGGCTGAATGAATATGATTGGCAGAAGGTAGGTGCTAAACTCTGGGAGAACATTAAGGATGCGTTCACGCACTTTGATTTTGGTGGAGTTGCGAACAGTTTCTTTACAATGCTCGGAACAGCTATCCGCTCTGCCGCACTGTTTCTCTCAGGCTTCT